TTACCCTGATATGCCTCAATAAATGCATCCACCAGATCGCCAATCTCAGCGTAATAAGCGCCAAGGGCTTGATGCTCGGAATAAGACCGGCTCTGTAGGTGCAGGATATGCGCGTTGGTCACGCTGTGCAACAGGCACATCATCAGCTCAGGCACCGGTGCCTTGGTGCCGTTGGCTTGCTCTACGCTGGCTTTGAATTTCATGTTAGTCCTTGCTTACTTTAAAAAATGAATTTAACCCTGGTTGACCCCATACGCGGCATGACCCTTGACCCTAACCCTATAGGGTTAGGGGTCAGGGAGGGTCAACTTTGCCGCTTTTTTGTGCAACTTTGACCCTGACCCTAAACTTGACCCTAGGGTCATTCAGGGTCAACTTCATACTGTGCTTTTCCTCAGTAGCATAGAACTGGCCTGGACGTCATTGGTGACGATCCAGCCATGCTCGTTTGCCTCAATGATCTCGGCGTTGATGAGCGCACCAATCAATTTGTCGCCATAGGACGGGTTGACCATGTTCCGCACGGTGCGCTCGGCGTTGCCGTCCTGAAGTAACTTATCCTTTAATGCTGATCGGCTTAAATAAGGTGTACCGTCTCGCTCTTCCGCACCGCAAGCCCACCAAGCATTTTCAAACATCTTACGGTGCGTCTCTATTTTGCTATCGCGCTTTGGCTCTGCTGGTGCATTTGATTCTGTAATAACTGCTGAGGTTACTGGCTGATTATCTTCGTCATACCAGCCAGGAATCGTGACTGTCTGCAATTGCAAATAAACCGTTGGTGCCAACTCGGCGTCCTTTGATTTTCTCTGCACCAATTGCATTGGCTCGTCCTTTTTGCCCGGCACAACGCTAATTTCAATATCTAATGCCCCGCGCCAAGCGCTCGAGCCGCGTGCCCGGTGCTGCGCTTCTTCTGACACGCCTGTATGGTGAACGAGAATCACCGAACAATCAAATTCTTGCATCAGGTTACCGCACGCGTCCAGCATCGTCTTAGCGTCCTGAGCGCTGTTCTCGTCGCCTGATAGGAACCGGTGCAGCGTGTCCACGACGATAACGGCGGGTTTTTCTTGTAGCAACCGCACCTGCTCGACCACCTGCAAATAGCCGGTTGGCGTGTTCAGGTCGCACCCGTCTTTGGACAGCCACATCGCTAGTTTGCCGGCGCTGTTGTGGTGCTTCCATGCGGCAATGCGTCCGCGTAGGCCGTGGTGACCTTCGCCGGCTAGGTAGACCACATTGCCGGCTTTGACCTTCTGCCCGCACCAATCGACGGTGCCGCTGGCCATTCGCAGGCACCAATCCAAGACAACGAACGTCTTGCCACCGCCCGATGGGCCATGCACCATGATGAGCGCCTGGCTCTGGAGCCAACGCTTGACCAGCCATGAGATAGGCGCGGGCTGGGCCGAGAACTCATCAACAGGCACCAGCCAATCGTGCTTAGATGGCGAGAGCAGGCTAGCTAGGTCGTGCCCGGCCTGAGCGTAATCGTTGGCGTCGCCGAGGATCGGCGGCATGACCATCCGTGCGCCATACTTGGCCGAGGCCTGCTCGGCGTAACGCTGGCCAACGCCCGATTTATCGTTGTCGGCCACGATCACAATGTCCTGCGTGGGTCCGTGTAACTCGCGCATGGTGCCGGTGACAGGCACGAGGTTGCTGGCGCTGTAGGCAATCACCACCGGTCGGTTGGTGGTCTGGTGAATCGTCGCCGCCGTGGCAAAACCCTCGGCAATGTAAATGCGTCCAGGCTCGTCCATTGTGCCCAGCATCCAGAATTTGCCGCCTGTCTGCCCGCCAGGGTGGTATAGCTTGTTGCCTTCGTGGTCAATGTACTGGAGGGTACTGAGCGAGCCATCAACATCGTACAGGGGAACCACTAAGCGACCGTCGCCTGTCACCCGTGCACCGTGGGTCTGAATGCCCTTACGCTGAAGGTATGGATGCTCGGGCTTTGCGCCCTGTGCCCCGGTCCAGATCGCCTCGACCGTGCTGGCGGCGACTTCACGCTGGCGCACCAGTTCTGCATCGCGTAGCGCTTGCGCCTCAGAAATTCGCCTGGCGTGCGCCATCTGCTCTATGTCGGTGAGCTGCCGGCCAACGTCTGCCCGCCATGTCACTTCGATGCCGGCACGCCAGCAGCCAAACCGGCCAGCAGGGATGCCGTCGCCAAAGACCAGATACCAACCCGGTTTGTCACCGTGACCGGGCGATCCTTTTGTGCCTGAACGAAACCGATGGATCTTGCCGTCCAGATGTATCTCTGCCGGTGGCTCAAGGCCAGCCGCACGCATGGCGTCTATGAGCTGCGTTTCGGGCGGGTCTACGCGCTTTTCTGGTGGTGGTGCCCAAGGGCCACCTAGGACGTTGCTCAGGTCAGCCATTGATCGTTGCCTCTCGGTGCTGGAGGTAATCCGAAAGCGCCTTTAGCACCTTGTACGTCGGGTTGGCGTCGGCATTGTCGCGCACATCGCGCACGGTGTTCAGGTGCAAGCCGGTTGCCTGCGCGACCAGCCCCGGTCGCCTGTCAACCAGCGCGTGTCTGATTTGCTCTAGCGTCATCATTTTTTGTCCAATCGTTTAAATCGTCCATTAAAGTGTTGACATGGTACGCCAGATCATTTATGGTTGCAACCCTGCGCGATTGGAATAGGCCGACGGCGCAGCAACAACTGAAAGGAGCCAAATGATGGCTATTAGTGTGAAACGAACTGGCGGATTGTCCGCTAGTGGGGTCAAGGTTCTGGTGTACGGCCAGGCCGGGGCGGGCAAAACCTCGCTGATTGATACGCTTCCCAGCCCGATTGTGCTATCGGCCGAGGGTGGCCTGTTGTCGGTGCAAGACTCCGACCTTCCATACATTGAGGTCGACGGTATGGAAACGCTCAAAGAAGCGTGGTTGTGGCTTACCGAGAGCAAAGAGGCGCAGGCCTATAAATCGGTGGCGCTAGACAGCATCAGCGAGATTGCCGAGGTCGTGCTGAACGCCGAGAAAAAGGCCACGAAAGACCCGAGGCAGGCCTACGGTGCAATGCAAGAGCAAATGGCCGACATCATCCGCGCCTTTCGCGACCTGCCGGGCCGGCACGTGTACATGAGCGCAAAGCTGGAAAAGAGCCAAGACGAGATGGGCCGCATCCTGTATGCACCTTCGATGCCGGGTAACAAGACCGGACAGAGCTTGCCCTATTACTTCGACGAGGTGCTGGCCCTGCGTATTGAGCGCGACAGCGACGGCGGCACGCAACGCGCCCTGATGTGCGACGGCGATGGCCTTTGGCTGGCTAAAGATCGCAGCGGCAAATTGGCCCCGTGGGAGGCACCGGACCTTGGCGCAATCATTGCGAAGATTGGTGGGTGAAATGGACCGCGATTACATCATCAAGCTGGCGCGGGAGGCCGGGATTGTTGTAACCGGCGAGGCCATCTGGAAATTGTGCGAACTTGTTGCCGCGCATGAGCGCGAGGCGTGTGCGCGTTTGCTGGAGGACTACGACCGTTTCGGAGATACGCGAGACTGCGCCGCCGCTATCCGCGCAAGGGGGCAAGCATGACCGACCGCGACACCTTTATCAAAACGGTGAGCGACCTTGCGTCGCTTTCTAGTATGTGGTTGATGGCCAAGCAGGCCGAGGCAACGGCGACCGCCGACCGCCGCAACATTGAGGATCGCATTCGGGAACTTATCGGTGTGCGTGACGACGTGGAAGGCACCGAGAACGTCAGAGCCACCGGATACAAGGTCAAGATCGTTAGCCGCCTGGATCGCAAGGTCGATGCCGACAAAGTGCAAGAGCTGGCCGCTGAACACGGCCTCACGACCCATCTGTCCAGCCTTTTCCGCTGGAAACCCGAATTGAACATGAGCGCTTGGAAAGCCGCTGATGATTCGATCACCCGCCCCTTGGCGGCAGCAATCACGACCAAACCCGGTCGCCCTTCGTTTTCTATTGAACAGGAGTAATTAACATGGCACTACTTGACCAAACCTTTGACGCCGCAGACCTGCCGGTGTCGTCCCCCATCGGCCCGATCCCCGAAGGTTCCTACACGGCGAATGTGACCCAGGCCGAACTCAAGACCACCAACGATGGCACCGGCCAGTACATCAAACTGCGCCTCGACATCACCGGCCCCAGCCATCAAGGCCGGGTGGTGTTCGCTAACCTTAACATTAAGAACGCCAGCTTGAGGGCCGAGGAAATCGGCAAACAGCAGCTCGGCGAAATCATGCGGGCGATTGGCCTGGCGCGCGTGCGTGATACCGACGAGCTGATCGGTGCGGCGCTCAAGATTCGCGTGGCCATTCGACCGTCGCGTACCGACGAGCGTACCGGCAAGACCTACGATGCCGCCAACGAGGTCAAAGGCTACAGCGCCATCGGCGGCACCGCAGCACCGGCGGCTAAAGCAGCGGCCCCGACGGCCGTCAGCAAAGGCGCAACGCCGCCCTGGATGAAGTAAAAAAAAGCCCCCGGTGTTTAGCCGGGGGCAATGGTCAACTTAAACAAAGGAGCTGGGCAAATGAAATTACCCGAGCCAGAGAATAGCATACAGACGCTGATTGACAAACACCACGAATCGCTGGCCGAGCCGCCCAGGGGTCATATGGGTTGCAGCCAGCTCGGTCACCCGTGCGACCGTTGGCTGTGGCTTTCCTTTCGCTGGGCCGTACAGCCGTCGTTTCCCGGTCGCGTGTTGCGCCTCTTTCGCCGTGGTCAGAATGAAGAGGCAACGATCGTGTCGGACCTGCGCGCTATCGGCCTTGACCTACGCATGACCGGCAGCAAGCAACAACGGGTCGACCTTGGCGCTCATGTATCCGGCAGCATTGATGCCGTCATTGAATCTGGCGTGCCCGAGGCACCGAAGAAACGCCACATCGCCGAGTTCAAGACGCATTCCAAAAAGTCATTCGATGCGCTGGAAAAAGATGGCGTAGAGAAAAGCAAACCCGAGCATTTCGTGCAGATGCAACTGTATATGCATGGCACCAAGATCGACCGCGCGCTTTACGTCGCCGTCTGCAAAGACAACGACCAAATCTATACAGAACGCGTCCGATACGATAAGGAAATCGCCGAAAAGTATATTCGTCGCGGTCACTATCTGGCGCTCGCAGACCGGATGCCGCCACCAATCAGCACCGATCCGAGCTGGTATCAATGCAAGTTTTGCGACGCGCACGAGTTCTGCCACAGCACTAGGCTAACCAAACACGTCAATTGCCGCACCTGCGCGCATAGCACCGCGACGCCAGACAGCACCTGGCGCTGCGAGGTACACCAGGCCGACATACCTATTGAATGGCAACGACAGGGTTGTGGTGGCCATACGCTGCACCCGGACCTCGTGCCATGGGAACGCAAAGACGGCCTCGACGATTGGACCGCTGTGTATGTGATCGACGGTAAAGACGTTGCCAATGGCGAAGGCGACGCGCACGTGTACACGAGCCGAGAGATACTGGCTAACCCGTCGGCGTGCGCGAATCCGAGCGAGCAGTTGACCGAGCTGCGTCAGCAGTTTGATGGGAGGATCGTCGGATGAGATTCGGTTCTGTCTGCTCAGGCATTGAAGCCGCCAGCGTCGCTTGGGAACCGCTTGGCTGGAAGGCCGCATGGTTCTCGGAGATTGAGAAGTTTCCCTCCTCTGTGCTGGCGCATCACTATCCTGATACGCCCAACCTCGGGGATATGACGGCGCTACCAGATCGCATTCTTTCTGGAGAAATAGAAGCGCCTGAAATTTTCTGTGGTGGTACGCCTTGCCAAGCGTTTTCCGTAGCCGGTCTGCGTCAATCGTTGAATGACGACAGGGGCAATCTTTCGCTCACATTCGTAGGAATAGCCAATGCAATTGACCATGTTCGATCTGTTCGAGGAGATTCTTCATCAATCATCTTCTGGGAAAACGTCCCCGGAGTCCTCAACACCAAAGACAACGCCTTTGGTTGCTTCATTGGTGCACTTGCAGGGGAGGTTGACCCGGTTACCTGTCCAAACGGGAAGTGGTCAACCGCTGGTGTTGTTGTTGGACAAAAAAGAGCAGTCGCGTGGCGAGTCCTCGACGCCCAATATTTCGGAGTGGCCCAACGACGCCGTCGTGTGTTCGTTGTCGCAAGTGCTAGAGCAGACTTCGATCCCGCAGCGGTTCTTTTTGAGTTCGAAGGC